CTAGGGGGGGATAGAAGTGGCAAGGCCCAGTAAAAAGAACGCGGCTGGAGCCCTCGTGGAGCAAATGAACGCCGTTCCGGAGGGCCTCAAAATCGTTCTCAGGCCGCTCGAAAGCCTTGTTCCATTCGCCAGAAACCCCCGGGCGCATTCGGATGAGCAGGTGGCGCAGATCGCGGCCAGCATCAGGGAGTTCGGCTTCACCAACCCGATCCTCCTCGACGGCGCCAACGGCGTGATCGCGGGCCATGGAAGGCTTGCCGCGGCCAGGATGCTCGGCCTCAAGGCCGTTCCCTGCATCGAATTGGGCCACCTGTCGGACGCCCAGAAGCGCGCCTACATCATCGCCGACAACAAGCTGGCCCTCAATGGCGGCTGGAATGAGGACCTGCTACGCCTCGAACTGACGGACCTGAAGGCCCTCGGAGCCAACCTGGAACTGACCGGATTCAGCCTGATGGAACTCGCCGACATCACCCTCGGCAAGGATATCAACTTCAAGGAATACGACGAGTCGGCGGCCGACGACGTCCAGCTGGTTACTTGCCCGAAATGCGGACACTCCTTCCCAAAATAGAAGACTATCCGGCCCACCTCGAGGCGTGCTGGCGGGAGCACCTCGCGCCGCGCGCAGCGAATGCACCCACCGTGATTTCCCTTTTCGCCGGCTGCGGCGGCTCGTCCCTCGGCTACAGTATGGCCGGATACCGGGAACTCCTGGCCGTGGAGTGGGACGACCACGCCGTGGAGACCTTCAAGCTGAACTTCCCGACCGTGCCAGTCTGGCATGGTGACATCGCAGACCTCACCGTCGAGGAATGCCTGCGGTTCACAGGGCTGAAACCGGGGGAGCTCGACGTACTGGATGGTTCCCCGCCCTGCCAGGGTTTCTCAACGGCGGGAAAGCGAAAGATGGACGACGGCAGGAACCAGCTTTTCCAGGAGTACGTCCGGCTGCTGCGCGGTCTACAGCCAAAGGTTCTGGTGATGGAAAATGTGAGCGGATTGGTCAAAGGCAAGATGAAGCTGATCTTTGTCGAGATCCTGAGGGAACTGAAGGCGTCCGGGTATCAGGTCTCGGCCCGCCTGATGAATGCGATGTATTTCGGGGTGCCGCAATCCCGCGAGAGGATGATCTTCATCGGCGTCAGGGAAGACCTGTGCAGCTGACCCATCCGGATCCTGCCACTTATCCGATCCCCTGCGGGCCGTCGCTGCACGGCTGCACGACTCCACCGGAGCAGCTGGCCGTCCTTTTCACGGCGGGGAAAAAGTACCGGTCGTTCAAATACTGGGACAGGATTCTCGTCGGGAAGTCCGAGACCCGCGTCACCGGCCAGGGTTTCAATGCCGTCAAGTTCGATCCGAGGAAACCGGCCCGCACGATCAGGTTCAACGACGGGAACCTCGGCATGCACGGGGCAATGCACTGGAAAGAACGCCGCCGGTTCTCCCTGCCGGAGTTCAAGAGGTTCGGGTCGTTTCCTGATCAGTTCGCGTTCACGGGGAGAGTTCGAGGAGGGTATCCGTCAGATCGGCAACAGCGTCCCGCCGCTCTTCATGCGGTCAATCGCCCTGCATATCCGGAAGGTCCTCATTGCAGGGATACGGCGCACGGAGGAGGCAGCATGACCCTGCATCCAGATCCCGAGTACCAGCCTATTCCGGTCAAGGCCGTCATCCCGCGATCGCTCGGCACAAGGTCACAAAGAATCAATCCGTGGATCCCGGCAGACGAGCCGGCCGCGACGATCTGCAAGACCGAGGCTGGGTACCAGCTGAAAGAGGGAGAAATCAGGCCGACGTGGCAGATGTATCGGGTCCTTACCGGACAGGAGCGGAAGAACCATTTTGGGCTTGTCAGACTGGATCCCGAGAGGCCGTCGCCGACGATTCTCAGCGGGGTCGGTGGGACAACCACAGGGCTCGTCCATCCGTGGGAAATCCGAAAGCTGACGATCGACGAGGTCAAGGCGCTGGCATCTTTTCCTGAGGAATTTCAGTTGGTGGGAAGTTACCATGCCATGTGGTCGCGGATCGGAAATAGTGTTCCGCCACTTTTCATGTTTGTCATCGGGAGACACATCCGCAAGAATGTCCTAAAAAGCGCGGGTTACTTGGCGACCATTGAGACAATGCCGGCATCCCGGCCCCTATAGGTTTCGTTGAGTGGGCCATGAACCTCGATGGTGCCGCTATAGAAAAATACATTCTCGAGCTTTTTGCCGCTCTTGAGTGTGACGTTACCTTTTCGAAACTCGTCACTCATTTTATTCAGCAGCTTCTTTTCATCCTTACTCGGTTCGAGGAAATCTATCCTCGCAATTTCCGAGAATCGAAGCTTGGCGCAGCGATTTGACCATTGCGCCAGCCATCCCCCGTCCGGGTAGGTAGAACAAAGTGCCACGGTTTCAGAAAGGTCATCCATAAACCAAACCGTATCACCAGCCATCGTAGCAAAGGCTTTTATGTAGGGCCTTGTCTTTCCGTTTTTAAATATCACCTCTCCGATATTGTCCTGTGCAAAGGAGAATCTGGCTATCTGTGCAGGGATCAGACAAAGCATTACTGGCAACAAGAGGATTCTCATTATCACTGAGATCATATTTCACTCCTATTCTGGACGAGTGAGCCAAGACCGAGCATTACAGAATCAACCATGCACTCTATTTCAGAGCCTTTCCACAGCGGAAAGTCAAGCTTAATGTGCCCGTCTGACAAAAATCAGGAGTGCACCTGCTACACATCATGCGTAAAAGCATAATATGGAACAAAATAGCCGGAGGAGAAGTTAGCCGAAACCCATGCAATTGAAGGTAGTTCAAGGAACATTCCGGAGGGACAGGGCGAACCACTCCGAGCCGAAACCGAAGAAGCAGCTGCCTCCCTGCCCCGACTTTCTCGAAGGCCGGTCGCGAAAGCGTGATCGCTTCCTGCTTGGAGGAAGGTCCTGAACAGGGAGACACACGAATCCCTTGAGATCGTGTGTCTCCCCGATTGGGAGGAGGATAGGAGGGAAGCTTGCTAGGCAAGGTCGGCGAGGAGTCCGGCATCGGCGAAGCTGAAGTAGTCCGCCTCGCCGAAGATGACGTGGTCGAGCACCCGGATACCGAGGATCTTCGCCGCCGCCGTCAGTCGGTTGGTGCACTCGCGGTCCTCCCGCGACGGCGCTGGATCTCCGGAGGGATGGTTATGCAGGAAGATGACGGCCGCCGAGTTCTCCAGGATGGCGGGCTTGAAGACTTCCCTCGGGTGTACTACCGAGGAGGAGAGGCTTCCCATGCTGATCGTATGGTAGCCGATCGTCCTGTTCTTGCTGTCGACTGTGATCATGACGAAGTACTCACGGTCGAGGGCGGCGAACTCAGGGCGGAAGTTCTCGAAGAGGTCGCGGGAGTTCTGGTATCTCGGATAGCAGGTGAAGGTGTCCTCCGATTCCTTCACCAGCATGATCCTGTACCGGGGAAGCGTGTGCTCGAATTTCTTCATGCGTGAGGGCTCCGCCAGCGGCTTTGGAGTGTCCGGATCTGGCCGGGCCTCAGCTGTTGATCGCAATGCGGGCAGTTCATTGTCGGATCCCCTTTCCGATGTACCCATCAGTCACTCGGCTGCCTTGGAATGCTTCCTAGACAGCGCCGGAATCACGATAGGCGAGCCCGTCAGCAATCCCTTGCGCGCCTGCGACCGATACCACGCGGCGTGCTTGTCATTGAAGGCTGACTTGGGGAATTCCGCTTTGACAGCCGCGATCATCTCGTCGTTGCTCACGACGCTATTAGCAGTAATGGTCTCGATGACCACCTGCTTGATGGTGCGGTTCGCCTCGGCATCCGATTTCCCAGTCTTAGCAGCCGCGATGGTCTTTTTCCCGTTCTTGGATTGGTTCTTGGTCTTCTGCTCCTTCTTGCTTTTCATCTTGTTTCTCCTGATTTAATTCTGGGTGGGCTTGATTGCCCTTCCCCTCATGGCTCCAATCGTGTCGTGATTGGTGTGAAATGCCCACCCAAAAACGAGAAACAATAAAAACATAATTTTTCGCCGAATGTGCCTCATCCCTTCTATCCATGCAGATTCAAGCGGCATCATCCTATATAGGACCATTGATAGCATATGACCGCGGGTAGAAAGCCTAAACCCACTCAAATGAAGGTCATCCAGGGGACGTTCCGGAAGGACAGGGCGAATCCCGCCGAACCGAAACCGAAGAAGCAGCTGCCTCCCTGCCCGGACTTTCTCGAAGGCACGGCGCGAAAGGAATACTTCCGGATCGGCCGGAAGCTTGAGCGCATCGGGGTGCTGACGGAGGTGGACGATTTGGCGCTCATCGGCCTCTGCCAGTCGTGGGCGGAATACCTTGAAGCTACGGAGCAGGTCCGCAAGACCGGAATGCTCGTCAAGTCGCCAAGCGGTTATCCGATCTTCAACCCCTATGTGGTGCTGGCCAACCAGGCGCTGAAGCGGGTGAAGGCGTTCCTGACCGAGTTCGGCATGACCCCGTCGTCGCGAAGCCGCATCGTCGCCGCCCCGGCGGATGATTCGGGCGCGGACGAGTGGAAGGATCTCTGAGGCAAGAGAAGCGCAGGGACTACGTCGGGATCGCGCGCCGATACGCCCAGGACGTGGTGTCGGGAAAGATCGCGGCCTGCAAGTGGACCATCCGCGCCTGCCGGCGCCAGCTGGACGACCTGGAAAAGGCGAAGTCCCGCGAGTGGCCTTACAGGTTCGACAGGGAGAAGGCCTCGCGGATCTGCCGCTTCATCGAGAAGCTGCCGCACATCAAGGGCAAATGGGCGAAGGAAGGAGGCCGCATCCGCCTGGAGCCCTGGCAGGTGTTCATCCTGACCGCCGTGTTCGGCTGGGTCAACCGGCGGACTTCCCTGCGGCGGTTCCGCATCGTCTATATCGAAGTTCCTCGCAAAAACGGGAAGTCCACGTTCAGCGCGGGAGTCGGCATCTATTGCGCCTGCGCCGACGGAGAAGAGGGCGCGGAGGTCTACTCGGCCGCGACGACGCGCGACCAGGCCAAGATCGTCTGGAACGACGCGCACCACATGGTCGAGCGGAGCCCCGGACTCAAGTCCCACTTCGGGGTGACGACCAGCGCCTTCGCGATCAGCCAGCTGTCGACGGCCAGCCGGTTCCAGGCGCTCTCCGCGGAGGGCAACAGCCTCGACGGCCTGAACATCCACTGCGCGATCGTGGACGAACTGCACGCCCACCGGACGCGCAAGGTCTACGACGTGCTGGAGACGGCAACGGGCGCGCGGACGCAGCCGCTGATCTGGAACATCACCACGGCGGGCTCGGACCGGTCAGGCATCTGCTATGAACAGCGGACCTATCTCACCAAGATCCTCGAAGGCACGGCACCGGACGACACCTATTTCGGGATCATCTACTCGCTCGACGACGAGGACGACTGGAGCGATCCGGCCGTGTGGGCAAAAGCAAACCCGAACTACGGCGTCAGCGTATTCCCCGACGACATGGAACGCCTCTGCCTGAAGGCCCGGCAGATGACCTCCGCGCAGGCGAACTTCCGGACCAAGCGGCTTTCAGTCTGGGTCAACGCAGATCAGGCGCTTTTCGACATGGAGGCCTGGAACCGTTGCTTCGACCAGTCGCTGAAGGAGGAGGATTTCCGCGGCGAAGGCTGCTGGATCGCGGTCGACTTGGCGCCCCGTCATGACTTCTGCAGCCTCGTGAAGCTGTTCAGGCGCGGCGACGACTACTACTGCTTTGCGAAGCACTACCTGTCGGATATCGAGGTTGAGGAATCGTCCAACGCGCAGTTCCAGGGGTGGCGAGCCGAGGGATGGATCACCACGAATCCCGGCAACGTGAACGACTACGGACTGCTCGAGGACGAGCTCCGCGAGGCGGCCAAAATCTTCCAGATCCGGGAAGTCCCGTACGACGACTATTCGGCCCACCAGTTCTGCACCCGGATGCAGGAGGAGGGCTTCCCGATGGTCAACTACGGCGCCACGGTGAAGAACTTCAACGAACCCACGAAGCTGCTCGAGGCTCTGATCAAGGCCGGGAAGATCCACCACAACGGCGACCCCGTACTCGCCTGGATGATGTCTAATGTGATCGGCCACTTCGACCGCAAGGACAACGTGTTCCCCGTGAAGGACGAACACCAGAGGGGGAACAACATGACCGACGGCGCGATCGCCCTCATTATGACGCTAGGTCGGGCGATGGTGGAGGAGGACAGCGGCTCGGTTTACGACAATCCCGAGCCTGTTTGGATTGAGGAATAGAGGAGATCACAAGCCTCCCTCTCCACATCCGTCGTGCACCTCGCGAAGTTTCTAAAGCTGCGACCGTCGCCAACAGTGCTGCGCTCATGCTGCTCCACACATCCCTCCGGTGATCTTGCCCCGAGCCAGGATCGTGAATGCACGTCCCGCCTCAACCATGCCGGATTCCTCCCGGTATCCGCGTCCTCGATCAGGTCATATGCGGCGAATCCGATTACGTCTCCTTCGCGGATTCAAGTTGCCTGAAAGGCTGAAGTCAGGGCTTCGCCAATCAGCAGCTGGTTGATTTCGGAGCTCCAGCCCGCTTGCATTAGGTTGAAAGATGCATTAAAGCGGGATGATCAGGACCGCCCGCGTGGCGCCGCCGGCGCGGCATCTATTAGATGAATACCTCGCTGCTTGCGGCGGGGATGCTTTATTGAAAATACGCGGTTCATATGATCTAATCGGAAAATGAGCTCGACATCACTATGGTTTGACACAATCCGGCGGCAAAGCGCACGATGCGCTCGCCTCATTGTAGCGATGACCGTTCTGTCGCCATTGGTCCAGGGTCAGAATCAACAAGGAATCTATGTCGGTAAACCGAAGGTGTTCGATAGCCGAACACTGAACCTCATGCTGGAGGATCTTAGCGCACAGTTGGGCCGGATCACTGTGCTCGATCAGACGAAGTTGGCCGCTGCCATGGGGACCCTGCAGGGCATGGAGTCGCGCGAGACGGCGACATCAACGACGATCGGACTCACAAAACCTTTCATGAAAGCGTCGGTCGACGCAAACAACAAGACGACGCTAACCGAGACTGTTCCGGACGCCAAATACCCCGCAAACACCGATCTCGGGACGATGGGGACTTTGGGTTCAACCGATCTCAAATACGGCATGGCGTCGCAGGATCTGCTAGGGGATCAGGTCAATCTGCAATATCAGATCTTCAACCTACGGATGATCATGGACAGGTCCCTGACCGACCGGATTCAGGGAAATGGGACCAAATTGCAGGCGGTCTTGGGGATCCCCGTATCGATCATTCCGTCTCGGAGCGCGCTCGACTCGGCGGCAATGGTGAAGGTGACCGTGAGTCAAAAAGGCAGTGAAGATCCCGTCTCAGTGGTTGCGCTCATGCCGCAGGAAAAGACCTATAACAGTGCTGCGCTCAGCCGCAGTTCCAATTCTTTTGGGGCTTCGGCCGTGGCCAAGGTAGTGCAAGTGGGATTCAGCGCAACCAAGCGCGGGCAGACGTACTTTCTCTACCGGGACAACGACACTTTGTCGTTTGAGTACCCGAACAACGAGAAGAAATCCGTTTTCGGATGGCAATTCCGACCAGTATTGGGCCGGAGGTCTGTGGCGCCGGGAATGCGACAGATGTTCGCAGTAGTCGCGTTGCCCGCGAAGGACAGCTTCGGCAAGGACATCCCCATAGAATACAACCTCGAAATTAAAGTCGAGACCAGTTGGGTGAAGTACCAGCGCTCGCAACTTACGACGTACCCGACGACGCTTTGGTATGAGGCTCTAGGCAGGATTGTGGGAAAGCCTTCGACGCCACCCAAGCCGGATGACGCCGTTTGCTACCTTGTGCGGGTGCCTACAACCGGAGCCTTTCAGGAGACTCTTGCTCCTGAGATCACCGATGTGGGATGGACCTGGGTCGGCAACAAGGACGTCATAGTTTCGGTGGAAGGTAGAAACTTCTTCTCCGACACCAAGGTGCTGATGAATGGAAAGGCTTTTGATTCTTCAACCGGCCTGAAACTGAAGTCGGAACAGGCATTCGATCTTGTAGTGGACGGGGCTTCACTCAACGACGCGGTGATCCAAGGCCGGTACGGCGCGGCGAAACCCCTGTTGAGGCCGCAAAACGAAGAACTTTTGCCGCTGGAGATCGCGAAGGTAGCTTGGGAACCGCCGATCGATGGTTTTTCGACGGTGGAGGTTTACCTGAAGTGGCCAAACGCGGACTTTGAAACAAAGAATCTTCCCAGATTGAGCGTCAAGAGCGAAGCTCGAGCGTCCAAGCCTGACGACCTATTGGAGCCCCAAATCACGCTGAACGATACTTTGCTGGGTGGCCGCGTCGATAAATTGGATGTCCTGCCCGCGGGTGAGAAGAACAAGCAAGTCATTCTTCGCCTATCCGTATCAGCTGACATAGTAAAGAAGGCCAGTGGCGTCCTGACGGTTCGCTATCCGTTTCTTGGATCGCGATGGGTAGCCAGCTACCCCGTGCGAGACAAGAACCAGACATACTCGCTTACCCGACTTCAATCTATCTCGGTGGAGAAGGAGCTGTCCGCGCCAGCCAAGAAAAATGTCCCGGCGAAGCAGCAGGAAGCAGATGCGGCGAGCGATGCGAAGCCGGTCGAGTGGACCTTCCTCGCCTTGACGGACCGGCAGAACATCCTGGACGAGACACCTGACCTGACAGTCCTGATCGTGAATGGCAAGACCATACGTCTTGAGAAACAAGGAGAAGGAAAATGCGCCGTCACTGAACCGAAAGATTGGACGGAATCGTTCTGCATGCAGGCAAAAGATTTGGCGATTGTTCGACTCAAGACGAGCGACCTCGGCGACGAACTTTTATTAACGAGAACCGGCGTGATTCTGCGAACCGCGGTTCCTCCCAAGGAAAAGAAGGAAGAACCCGCAAAGAAGCTGCCGCAGATCAACCAATACGATTCGGTGTGGTTCACGATCGATTTCGCCAAGGCCAAGGTCGCTTCGGTCAAGGCGGACGGCGAAGCACTTGAGACGCGTCCGACGGATGCTAAGGGTGAGAAAACGGATGTTCTAGTCACCCGAAAGTTGACTGCGAAGCCAGGATTTCTCGACCTCATCGTCTATGAGCCTACCTCCAAGGACGGCAAAGCGGACACACTGGGCAAGACTGTGCGAGTCGAGATCGTATGCAGGGAATGCGGAAAGAAGGAGAGATAATCACTCATGGCAAACAAGACTGCAGTCACAAAGAAAGTGGTCAAGAAGACTGTAAAGAAAGCGGCGAGGAGGAACTCAGCGGCCGTCGCTGCAACCCGAGGGATTCATCCGCCGCCGTGTGGTGAGGGCGAAGTCGAATTCATCGACGCGGCGACGGGTCTCCGCATGTGCAAGAAGGCCTAGCTGAGCCGCTGCTGGTACGAGCCGTGTGTGAGAATTCCATACTTCAACAGCGCTCCGGCACAAAACCCCGTTTGTGCTCGACCGACGGCCGAAGTTAACATGAAACCCCCAAGTCAGAAGCTGCGGAAGGCGAACCCATTTTTAAAAACGGGCGCCTGTTCCTCTTATCGGCCCGCTTTTTGGGGAGGGGGTTCCTTGCAAATGGGATCAGGGCCTCGAGCTGCCTATACTGCGTATTCCGGCCGATTTGGCCACCGATTCCGGGATGAAGTTGGCCACCCTGGAGCAAGGTGAGGCTTTAGTTCAGAATCGGGACAAAGACCTATTTATGAATAAATAAGCG